TAGGCGTAAAGGGCCTCCATTGCCGTAAGGTTCTTCATCTTATCGGACTCAAAACCAATCAATCTAAAATCCTCCCGGACACCCTCGGAGCCACTAATGGCATCGTGCATCTTGTCCACCAGGGTCCCAAAGGCATCCACCACATCATTGGTGTCCGCCCCCACCGTCTTAAAGAGGTAGTCCATTTTTTGGAACTCCTCCGTGGTCAACCCGATTTGGTGGGAGAATGTTTTAACGTCCTTGGCAAATTGCAGGGCCTCGGAACTTGCCTTGATTAAAAAGCCCAGGGCAAAGACCCCGGCAAGTTGGCCCTTAAGACTGGAGGCCATCTTTTTCCCGGACTTTTTCATGGACCCGGACACCTTGTTCATCCCCTGATTGAAGGGGCGTGCATCTAGTCCGAGCTTGGCAATGAGTTGGGCTAACATCAGTTGTTCCTTATTTTGTCGGCAACCTGGTCCGCTTGCCTTTTGGCAAACCGTTCTCCGAACTCGTCCGCCTTTTTCTTTGCCTCATCGTCCGCCTCGGTCTTGAGGTTGAGGGTGCCCTCAATCTCTCCCAGGGTTACAATGTCCCAAAGGTTCATTGCAAAGGGCCGGTTCATAATCTCGGACTCGGTTAGGTTGGTCTTGCTGTGCAGTTGCATCCGGATAACCTGGACCAGTGGAGTCTCAAGTTTTTTGCCCTTGTCCTTAAACCAATAGCTTGGACCCTGCAACCCGTCCTCCAGATAATCCCGCATGAACTGGGATTCCTTTTCCAGGTCAATCTCCCGGCAAACCTTGGCTAGTTTTTTGGTGTGCTTCTCGACCTGACCGGATGCCTGGGCTTCCAGGAACTCCTCAAAGGCGGAGGAGCAAACGACAACGGAAACGGCAAAGTCTAGGACGGTGGCAGGCCCACCCAGGAGCAACGCGCAAGCGTTCTTCTCCAGCAGAATGTAATGCCCCAAACTAAAGGGGCGGAGCCTTATGCCGAGTACCTCATAAGTGTCCGGGACAATCGTATCATGGAAAGACCGCACATTGACTAACTCCCAACTGTCAGGGTGGCATCAAGGTCGCATCCCGCATACTGCTTAAGCACCATGCTAATCCGGGCCTCGGCATCATTGGAACGGGTTAGCTCCCCGCTCATGTAGGACCACATGCCTGCCCCACCAGCTTCCTTAACTGTGCCGGTTTCCCCGTCCAGGGTGGTAAGGTGTGCGTCTGACTCCCCCAGGGTAATGATGGTGCCGGGTATCGGCATCAACTCATCTATGTCCCCCTGTACCACGTCTAACGATGTGCCGCTAGGGACAACCTCAATGGATGCCTCCCGGTTGTGGTTGGAGAAAACCATCAAAGAAACGTCCCCGTCCCCGTTCTTAACCTCTGCCACATCGGAGGTGTTGGATACCGAAACGCTTTGGTAATCCATAACCGGTTCATCGCCGGTTGTCATAAAGCCCGTGGCAGTTATGCCGTTGACTCCCCACACTACATATTTACCATTAAAGGTCGCCATTCAGATAGTGTAAGACTTATCGGGGGCGTTTCAAATTTTGCGCCCGGATTTGTTAAACGCCTTCTCCATGCGGTACTTTAGCCGTTTCTTAAAGTAACGGTTCATTAGGTCCACGGATTGGTCCACGGCATATTTCATCCACCTGGTGGTTGCCCCCCTGCCACTGGCATAATCCATAAGGTTGGCTATGGTTATCTCCTGCCTGGGGAAGTTAAACCCGCTGGACTTGTCCCGGATGTAACCCTGCCCGGAGTGCCGTTTAACCCAGGCCGGCCAACCCTTGTTACCCCTGGCCTTTAAGCGTCTGGCTGCCTTGTTCCACCCTGCCTTGTACCGGCCCAACCGGGTAGCCACTCGACTTACATATTTGTTGCGCTCGGTCTTGTTGATGACAAACAACTGCTTGCCGGTGGTCTTGTTGATGCGGCCTCGCTTGTTTCTGAATCTCTCGTGGAAATCGCCCGGAATGGTCTTGGCAACCGTCACCCCGATAATGCGGGACAACACCCCCAGCTCCCCCTTGCTGACCAGTTTTCTTATCTTGGGGTCCTGGTAAAGTTTTAACTCCTTGAGAACCCCCACCACCCTTTGTATGTCGGTCCGTATGTTCTGGAGTCCCTTGGCCTTTTGTTGGTTGCCCTTCTCGGAGTGGGCCATGGTCATGTTGCCCGAGTGTGGGGGCGTAACCTTTAGGGCTGTCTCCACCAAGTGCCGCCCGGTTAGCCTTAAAATCTCCTTGGTTGCCAAACCGGTTTCATCAACCAGTTTGTCCACGGACATATAAAATGCCCCATCATCAATGTAGAATTTAGAAGGCACTCGCTACAACGTCGAAACTCACCGAGCCAACCAGAAACCGGTCCTCCACTCCCTGGGTGAATCGGTACCCGAACACCCCGCTTGTCCTAATCGTCTGGTCCGTTGCATCCAGGGTGGTGGTTATACCGTCGTCCATGAACAGGTCCCGGATGTTGGCCAGGAGTGTCCGGTGTGTAGCGGCGGAACCGGTAGCGTCCACGTTGCTCCTTATCTCCACCACCATGCGAACAGACCACAACCCGGTCCCCACCAACCTCTCCTCGGAACTCTCGGCATAACAGACAATACCGTTTTTCTCATAAGCCCCATCGTTTATGCCGGTCAGGGAATCGTAGTCGGTGGAGTAGGTGGCCCAAAAGCCGGACTCCTCTATTACCTCCTTGACTGCCAACTCCATCTTGGCATCAACGTTGTTGTAGGGGCTACTCATTTAAACTCTTTAGGCCGTAGTTGGCTATTTTTCCATCACTCAAACCCCGGGTGTGTATCCGGTAAGAATTGCCCACCAGGAGGGAATCATAAGAGGTGGCAACGGTTATGGTGTCCCCCACATCCAGCGGGGTGGAGAAGTCCGCCGATTTACAAAACAACTCCGCATCGTAGTCCGGGACAATGCCCCCCACCTCCAGGGTGGACTCCTCCGAGACCTCGCCCAAGTACCCGGAAAACGTGGAACCCCCAAAGGTAAATGTGGTTGGCCACTCCGCCAAAATAGCTGCAAAATCAGCTAACATGATTAATCCCAGTGCCGTGTCTATTGTGACAACCGCAATGGCTAAATAACCGCAACCATCGTTTGCCGTCTTGTTTGTTATCTCCCATTGCCCTAAATAAAACTGTCCTAAATCGGTTGGCCGGTCCAGGTTTAACACCTCGCCGGGTTGCACCGGAATTTTTACAACCCCCCCAACTCTCCTTAAATAAACCTCATCAGCATTATCCCCGGCAGCAGTCTTACCGACAACCAGCAGGGAGTTAGTTTTGACATCGGTAAACGCACCGAGTTGGGTGTTGGAATCTGCCAACACATTTGTAATGTATCCGTCATGGACCCGTGTTAAAACCATCCACCGTTTTAAAGTAAAAAGGGGAGAGGAGGCTAACCCCCTCCCCCCATGCACTAACTAATTAACTCCTACGCTATCACATAATCGTCACATTTGGAGAACGACTGACCGTGTCTAACGGCTATGTCCGCCCAGATTGCAACGACCAGTTTAACCAGTCGATATTCCGCCTTTGAATAGGGGTCTATGGTGATATCCACACCCTGCCAGTGACCAATCAGGAGGTCCGACCAATTGCCAAAGATAACCGTGGCAGTTGATGGGGCCGGGACCTGGTTGCTCAAATGCATGGGATAACCGTTGACCATTCCGTTTTCGTAGATGAACCGTGCCGTATTGGCGGCAATCTCGGTTACCTTCATCTTCGCAATGACTCCCGCCCCTGCAACATAGGAGAGGGACCCGCTCAACGCATTATCAACCGCAACCTCCTTCTCCATGTTCACAACATCCGTATAGGGAGAGGACGTTGCTGCAACATCGGCAACGTTGGTCTGGCCGGTAATACCCGTGGGTTGTTCTGTTCCTGTGCCTGAAATGGCTGCCAGGTCCTCGGCAATTGCCAGGACTTTAACCATGTCATCACGGATTAAACCCTCCACGTCCAGTGAACCCTGAGCCAACAACTGCTTGCTAACCTCACTGTAAGTGCCGAGCGACTTGGGTGAGAGTGTCACCTGGTCAAATGTCGCCTGACTCTCGGTAATGGCAGTGGTCTCGTCCGTTAACCAGTAACCGGTTGCGTTTGTGGCAAGTCTTGGAATCGCCACGTCACCAACCAAGCCGTTAAGCACGGTGGCACCGGTTTGCTGGACAACGGATTTATTCCGCAGGGCATCAATGAAGTTGGTGCCGAGTAGGTCCGTTGCAACCGTGCCCCCCCCACCAACAGCGGTGGAGACATCGCGCTTGGCAAAGTTTGAGTTTGCCAACACATCGGTTGGGATGATAAGGCCAGGATTTGGCCGCCCATAACGTTTGGCTGCCGCTTCGCTAACTTCACCCTCGAAACCACTCACCCGGCCCTTTTCACAATAGGACCTGACAGCACGCAACAGGGAGAAGTCTTTGGCCTCCTTATCGGTCAAGCCGATTTCACCCGTGTCCTGCTTGGTGGGTTCGTTCTTCAAATGGTTATCAAGTATCCACCGGGAAAACTCCCCGGCAGTCTTGCCGTCCTGGATTGCGTTATACGCATCATCCATGCAGTTGTAACGGGCACCCAGGCCCGTTAACTCCTTGGAACGTTTTAACTCGGCATTGCGGGTGTTCTCCGCGATAACCTCAACGTTAGGAGTCTCTCTCTCTTGGACTACTTCAGACATAATAATTTTTTCCTTTTGTTGTGGTTGTTCTACGTCTACACCACGGCCAACTCCAACCGAGGGGTCCGCTGGCACCGGCACAACGGATAGCTCTAGAGGCAGGAACCGAGTGACGCGGAGAGTGTCCAAACCCTCCTCCGCCCGTTCCCTTACCGTCTTGAGGACATGATAGCCAATACTCGTTAACCGACGAATGCCGTCCTTCACGTCCCGGTAAATTTCCTGTGCCCTCTCGGACTTGGAGAAGCGCACAACGGCACGTCCCACCTTGTCCTTGTCTATTCGGGCTGACTCCACCACACCAATCTGGTCGTCGGTTTTGTGGTTTAATAAAAGGGGTGCCCCGTTGTTTAGACGGGTCAAATCTGCACTGCCCTCGGAATGGTCGAGGACTTCCATGTAACCATCCCGCTCAACGGGCAGCTCGGAGCTAAAGGCCAACTCCACCAGGTTGTCCTGTTCCAAGGCACGGGCCTCCGCCTGGACGGAACGATGTAGCAAAACCTTGACATCGCCCCGGGCCGGCTCCTCCTCCTCCTCCTCCTCGGCTTCCTCGGCCTCCTCCTCGGGGACGTATTCCTCCTCCTCGGGTTCCGGGGGGTTCTTCGCCATGGTAATGGTCAGGGTCGTATCGTCCTCCTGAACATCCACAATGTGCCTCTCCTCTTTTAAGTCACTCATCTGTCTGTAAGGGTACGGTTTCGGGTTGCTGTTTCAAATCGTCGCCAAATATCAAACCCTTCTCCTCGGCCAATTGTTGGTCCATTGCAATCTGGTCAAACACGTCCTCCACGTCCCCGCCACTCTCGGCAACTATTGCTCGCCGGGATTTAAGTCCGTGCTCCACTGCGGTTATGTTGGCCTGGATATCCTTTAACGGGTCAACCCATCCCCACCGTCTCGGCTTCCATTGCGGGGCATTCATCTTGTCAAACCGGTTTATGTTAAATGGGAAATGGTTTGCCAATATGCTTGACTCCAGCCAGGACTCAAACACCGGGCCAACCAGTGTGTCCGTGAACCATTGTTGCACCTTCTTGAAGTGTTCCCTCTCCTCCAACACCCCTGCCCGGATGCTTGAATAGTTGACCCCCTCCAGGTCATTGGCCAACATATTGTAAGACACACCCAGGCCGGCGGAGATGCCACGCAGACAGGTCTTAACAAAGTCCTTGTAAGCTGTCGTTGGGTGGGACGGGTTCCATTCCTGGAACGTCATGCCGCTGGGCAGTTCTTCGATGGTGCCAGGTTCGGCCTCCATTAAAACGTTGAGGTCCGCCGGGTCCTCCTCCCCGGTGTATCCCTCGGAGTTTTCCTTTAGCAACCAACCCATCTTACAACTTGAAACTCTGGCCGCCACGACCTCTGCCTCCTCGTAGCCAGATAATTGCTGTAACCGTGTCATTGCCGAGACCATCCAGGGGACTCCACGGGTTTGGCTAATTCGTTCCTGGTTGAATATGTGCAAAATCTCGTTGGCCGGTATGCGTTGCTTTTTGCCGTAGCTTGGGGAGTAGGTGTCCCCCGGGTGGGTTTCCAGGATGTGGTAGGCAACCGGTTTGCCGTACCGGTCCGACTCCACACCCATCCTCACCTCGTTACCGCCGGGTAGGGTCTGGTTATGTTCCGAGTCCAAACGGTCCGCCTCAATAATCTGCAAGGCAAAACCAAACGGGTTGTTGTAACCGCGAACCATACGGACCAACACGTCCCCATCACGGGCACAACTGCGAAGGGTCAACCGTTGCAAGTCCCGCCACGTCATCTTGCCGGTGGGTGTGCAGTTGGCAGCCTTGCCCCAGGTGCTCCAAGCCTGCTCAATTGCAGAGTTGGCAGCCCGGTCCGGTTTGCCGGGTTGGTCCATAATCTTCATCTGCAACCCGATGCCATGGGCACCAAGCACGTTGTTCTCCATGCCGTCCAGGTAGCGGCGGACATAATCGTTGTTGCGTTCCAGTTCCCGGCACCGTCCCCGGAGCCTCTTTAGGTTTCCCCTAATCTCCTCGTCCGCCGTGGTCGTTGGGCTTAACCAATCACTGGTTAGCCGGGAAACGTTTGCCCCGTTGTAACTCCTTTTTTTATGCCGAACGAACCCAAACCGCTTGGCTAATTTATCAACTAAACCCATGTTTAAAATCTCGCCTTTACGAGTCTCCCGGTGCCGTGCTTGTTGTCGGTCTGCCGCTTGGCCTCCTCCAGTTTTAACTTGTCCTCGTAGCGTTGCAGGAGGTCCGCCAATTCCTGAATCGGTATCTTGTTAATGGACCGTCCTCCAATGTTGTAACTCTCCATGTCCGAGGAGGCCCGTCCCTCCAGAATGCTCCTTATGGTCGAGACCATAACCCGTGCGTGGGTCCGTTGGTCGGTGGTGGCGGAGGTGGCCAGGGCATTGAGGTTGGCCTTGATAACCAACTTGCCCGAGTCAATCAGGAATCGCTCGGCGGACTTGGAGGAGTAGGCTTGCCACGCATAGGTGCCGGCAGTGTAATTGGTGGTGGTCGCAGCCGTTACGTTGACCTCAAAATAACCGGCGGAGGAGTTGCCGGTGGCGGCAATGTTAAACCCGGTGCCGGTGTCGCTTCTAAAGGAATAATCCAGGGACCACCCATCTGCCGGGGTGTAGTCCACCACCGTCTTGTTAAACTTGAGTGTGTCCCCGGCAATTAACTCGTAAGGTTCGATTGTCGGTACAGTCGCCGCCATTTAATGGCGATTGTAGGGGCGCAATGCTGTGTTTCAAATAACACCCTTGCAGGGTCTGCCCCTCGGACGTGCCCCCGGTTTGGGTGGCTTGCTTGCGTTTGCCTGGGAGGATGCCTTTTTGGCCTCGCTTGTCCTGCTCCCCATGAGACTGCCAAGGTTCAACTTGGCACCACACTTGGGACACCTGATTGGTTTTTTAGCCACGTTAATTGATTGTCAGTCCATCCTTGAGGTTGCCCTTTGCCGCGCCTGACACACCCCACTCCACCATGCCCCCGTCTATTATAATGGGGTCGGGGTCCGGTCTTTTGGCCTCCACGTTGGTAAACACCAACTCCGCCACCCGGGTCCCCTCTTTGTTTTGGATGGTAACAATCAACTCCCTCCCGATTGCCTCCCCACCGAGGAACTCGTTAATTGCCGCCGGCATTCCCTCATGGAAAAAGCCGGCCAAGTTAAAGCACGTTGCGCACGGTTTGTCTTTTGTTGTCATACTTCCCTCCCTTCCGCATGGGCAATCGCTTTATCAACGACGTCCTGCTCGTGCTTTGCTAAAAAAGCAGGCAAGGCCAGTATCTTCAACGCCTCCAACATTTCAGGCGCACTCGCTATCAAATGCGCGTTGGCCTCCTCTTCACCCTCTGGCCGGTCTGTCCGAATGTCCGCAACAACGTCGCTGCCGTCGCCGCCGCCTACCATGAGGCAATCCTCCCCGTCGATTGTTGTTATTAACCACGGGCCGTTTGTGTGTTTTGTCATTTCAGTTTTCATGTTTTTTTATTTGTGGCTCGGGCTTATTCCCTGCCGGTCCAAGTT